CATCTCTGATGTTTGTTTCACCGCTACCGCTAGATCATCTGGGTCAAGTAATCCTTCAGCAAGATTCGGATTCGCTACACGCCAAGCCTTGCGATCATCTATCGCACAATCTTCAGGTGCTTCCCACCACCAGAAACCAAACGAGTCATCATCAACTTCGCCTGCTGCAACCTGTTTGCCATACTGATACAACTTGCCTGCAAGCGAATCAAGATCGTAGCCAGCAGTCGTGATGCTGATAGTGAGTGGTTCTATTCGTGCGCCCGAACCTAATGTCATCTGGTCGTAGAGATCGTGATTAGGTTGCCCCCACAATTCGTCAAACAGCACGAGCGATGGGTTCAATCCAGCCTGACCTTTGAAGTCAGATGAAAGAACACGGAACACCGAACCGAAGCGTGGCATCTCAATCGCATCACGATAAATCTTTGACTCAGCATTAAGCAAAGGGCTGTTCACGATCTGTTGCTTTGCTTCATTAAAGATGATTCGTGCCTGCTGCCTGTCGTTCGCCACAGCATAAACTTCTGAACCTGCTTCGCCTGCGATCATTCCATACACACCAACAGCAGACAACATCAAACTCTTGCCCTGCTTACGAGGCAAACCGATAAGCGCACGGCGATAACGAAGCCTGCCCGTAACATCATCACGCTCATAAAGAGAACGCAACAGCCACTTTTGCCAAGTTGTGAACTGCAAAGGCTGACCTGCCCGAAAACCTTTCAACACATTGAAATAGTTTTCAGCGAAGTTGATTATCTCATCGCCATCAGTGGAACGATTCTTGCGCTGCGTATAAAACGCAGGCTTCCACTTATCGGCTGGTTGAACGCTTTTCGGCAATACGCTTGTTGAGATCGCTGAACTCGTGCTTTGTTGTTTCACCTGTTCCTAACAATCCTCGCTCTGATGGACTGAATCCTACCTGACCTAGCAGTGTAATGATTTGACGATCTACTTCACGAAGCGCACGGCGTTCACGCCACAAAGTCTGATCTTTTTTCAACATAACTCTCAAACGAGTTCGTTCTTCAGTCGCTTCACACAACATCAAAACCAATTCAGTATCCATATTCTGTTTCAACCAACCAGCACCAGAAGTCCAAATCTGATTCCACAAAGTCATTCCTTGATTACCCAACGGGCGTGTTGGTTCAGGAATATGTGAAGAAGCAAGAGTTGTTATTTGAGCCATCGGCACTATCTCAGGCAACTTACGCCCTGAAGGATTACCAATACGCATTTTGCGTTCAACAGGTTTTCTGTTATGCCCACCGCTACCTTTGCCACCCATCTATTTAGTATGCCATAAAAACTGGTTTTGCTGACGATACACACAGAAGCGAGACACAGGGGTATCCCCTATCACTATATAAAAAAAATCGCATATATATTTAGTTTGATGTGATCGGTTTGTTTTGTCTGCGTGAGTTGCAAGATCGGTGTGCTGCTGCCAGAGGGCTGTTCGGGTCTGCTGGTATCAAATGATCGGCTGTGAATGGGTCGTTGATTCGTTTGCCTTCTCCGCATATCCAACACGCAAGAGCCGTGTCTCTGATCTGTTTGGCTCGCTTACGGTAATCGCCTTTGTAATGCAAGCGTTCAGGTTTTGGGTGTTGTCTGTTCCATAAGGTTTGACAGTTGGTGCATCGTGTGGCGTTGCTCGTTAGCCTGCGACAGTTAAGGCACGGGCGTTGTATCGGCATCAGAACTTATGTGATTGAAGTAATTGTTCTGCTCGTGTTTTGTCTGTCATTGGTGCGCCTGCGTATTCAAAGATTGCACAAGGTCTTGTGCCTTGTCTCCAATCTTTTCCTACTGTTGAGTTTTTGCCAACTACTGGTTTTGAATATTGTGGTTTGCGATCTAGTTTCCATTGTGCTGATCTATCAAAGCCTCTAATGAGTGCAGGGTGCGCTGGGTAAGTTCTTAGTCGTTTGCCTACTGCTTTGTGTGCTGCGCCTAATGTGTCTGCCAAGACGAACGCTAAGCCAAGTCCTTGCCAGTCGGGCAGTGTTACGAGTCTGCTAACGCCAACAATGTTTTTGGCTACTGCGTGTGGTCTGTGTAATAGCCCTGCGAAGGCTGTTGGTTGATCATCTATGAAGATTGCGTAACATCTGGCTGCTTTGTTCAGTTCTTTTGTTAGATAGTGAAATGGAGAGAATAGTTGCCAGACCGAGTAGTGAACAGATTTGATCTCAATGTTGAGTTTGGGTCGGGGTTGAACCGACCTCCAAACGAACTGATGAGTGTTCATATCTATTACCCAATCGGGTTGTAACCAGTCCACTATGTCATAGTGGCAACTTGCTGCTACGAATTGTTTGTTTTCTTTTCGTATCCATTTGGATACTGCTGTTGCGCCAATCTTCGCTACTTGACGATCAACTACTGAAGTGAACTCATCAACGATGATTGTTTTGTCTTTTGGTGTTTCTAAAATCTGTCTTGCAAGATTGACTCTAAACTTTTCACCTGTTGAAAGTATGTTGTATGGTCGCAACCAAGAAGGAATGGTGTTAAATCCTACGGCTGAACAAGATGATGAGATTTGTTCTGCTGTGAATAACGGGTCAAAGTCATCAATGACTGATTGTTTATCCCAAATCAAATTGTTTGGTTCACCAAATTGATGTTTCAAGATTGTTGATTTTCCGCTTCCTGATGCACCAACTATGAGCCCTATGTTCCATTTTTTTTGTTCTATTGGTGCATCAATTTGCCAGTTCAAACTATGTTCTGTTTGTTCTGGCACATCAAACATACTTGAGACTTGTTTGGCTCTTGTTGATTGACTGATCGGTGTTTTTACTGTGATGTTTATTTGTGTCATTTATTCTCCTTTATAGATTGACTGGTCTGGCGTGATAGCCCTCGTCTTTAAGTTTTTCAAGTAGTTTTGTTTGTTCTTGTGAATCTGCGACATCAACAACAACACCATATTGTATGTTGCCTAGTTGTGGGTTTACATCTCCAATTTCGTCATCTAAAGCCAAGTCTTTTAATAGATTGTCTAGATCATCGCCATCGTAGGCTGTTCCGATTAAGCCTTCGTCTGTTTCTGCTAATTCTTTAAGCAAGTTTGCAAGTTCTATGTCATCGTAAGAAGCAAGATCGGTTGTTCTGTTATCTGCAAGAAGTATGCGTAACGCTTCGTCATCGTCTTGAGTTTCTATAAAACCTGCATTGATTTGTGTCCAACCAAGAGCCTTTGCTGCTTTCCAAGTGTGGTTGCCTGCAAGAATGTAATTCGTGCGTTTATCTACCACGATTGAGCGATATTGACCGTGTGCTTTCAATGATTCTGAGATTGCGCCGACATCGCCTTCACGCACATTTTTTGGGTGTGTTTCAATTAAATCAATATCTACAATCAGATATTGTATTTCTCGTTGTGCCATCTCTACTCCTTCGTCAATGTTTCATAGTTTGCGTCAGACATCTTTAGAAGTCTGCCATCGGATTGTATCGCTATCCACGAAGGTGCGTCAGGGTCGCAGCCACAGCCGACTAAGTGCTTTGGGTTGTGTGTCAGCGTGTATTCGCAGCGCAAACATTTAATAGTTTTTATAGTTCTGCGCCTTGCGACATAGCGATTCTCATACGATCAACCATCTGCTTGAACATCGCAAGTTCTCTTGTCGCAGTATCAAAACCGTGCTGGAGTGTCTCCAGATCAATTCGCAACTGATCTCGTTCTTCACGCACACGCTCTAAAGCGACTTGAAGATCATCGGTGCGTGCCTGCCAATGTTGCAGTTCGGCGTTCAAACTTTCGCTCATCTTTTTGTTCTCCGTTTCTTGATCTCTGCTTCTAACGCTTCAACTGTCGCAATCAGTTCTTCTGCTTCCATCTGCCCAACACTTAACCTTCTAAGAAATGTTACCGCACTTTGTAAATCTTTTAATGTCATAACACTCCGCTTTCCTTATCGGTGAACATTCCCTGTGCCACCATTTCAGGTAGGGCTTCACGCTCAAGAGGGGAAAGAAAGCGAAGCGCAGATTGCCACAGGGAACGACTTTGAGCCTATCGGCTGCGATTGAGGTATGCCTTCTTGGATTGTTTGTAACTGCGCTGATAAAGCAAGGTGCTTGACGCTCTGAGAGCCACGCTGAGCAGTAGTCCGATGATGATGCCGTAGCCCACCCAGCCTGCTGTTGTGGATTCTGTTTCGGCTGGTGAAAGCATCATCAGCAACAGGGCTGCGATTGATGCAAGCGAAATGGTTAGCGATAGTTGTGGTCTCATTTTGTTTCTCCTACGCAAATCGGCATCGTGTTGAGTGTAATATTTTCTAGCGTCAGTTTTCTAATTATGTAAGTTGATTCTGGAAATGCCAAAAACTGTTCACAAAGAAGCATTACTTCGTGATCTTGAGCATTGTTGGTTAATAGTCCGTCAATGACAGCGTTGATGTCTTTCTTTAATGCGAGCAACAACGACGCTAATTGGTGGCGTTGTTCTATTGAATATTCATCAGTCATTTTGTTTCGCCGATCTCGTCAATGTTGTAGTTGATTTTTTCTACTTTGCAAAGATGCACTCTTTCTTCGTTGAGGGTCATCATTGATTTCAGGAACTCTTGTGCGCCTGTCTCTATGTCCTCGCCTGATGCTGCAAGGCTAAGCAAGTTCATCAGCCAACTCAGCGCACCCATTTCTTGATAGCCAATGTCAGATTCGTCATCTGACCAGTCGTGCATCGCCACAATCAATCTGATTTCAAATAGGGCTGTGTCTCCGCTTGAGATCAGTTCTATGTGATCTAGTGAGTGTTTGGTGATCTTCATTTTGTCTCCTCTGTTTTGATTAGTTTTTTGACTGCTGATATCGCCTGCGCTTTTGAAGTGTATTGGCAGAACTCGCCAACTGTTTCAACTTTCAAACCGCCTTCATACTTCCTGATCGTGTAGAAGCGTGGGTTGCTGTCTCTGTAATTATCACGCTCGCTTGTGATGAAGTAACAGCCACCATAGATCTCGCTATGGATTCGGCTGCTAAAGAACCTGAGCGTGGCTTTGCTGAAAAAGTGCGAACCTGCTCTTTCTGCTTCGCTGATGATCTGGTTGATACTTGTGTATTGCTTTCTGTCTGTTGTGTTCATTTCTGTTTCTCCTCTTGATTGATGTTTGATTTCGGCTTTCGCTTTGTGGGTGTTCAGGGCTTGAACCTGAAAGCCTTCCAGCCACCCGATCTTTCTATTTTTTGAATTCAACAACTGAACAAAGAAATTGAAATAATCTGTAAATCTCTTGATCATTTAATCCTGAAAGATCAGCAAGTCTGTATATCTCTTTTTTGTAATTGGTCATTTGGTTGATGCTCTGTTCATATTGTGAGACACTTAGCAAACCAAGATCAATAAAGTCATTGCTTTGAATTCGTTTTCTTTCATTCTTTGCTGTAATGATAATTTTTTGTAATTCTTGATCAGCAAATACTATTGCTTGTCCGTATTGAATGATTAGTTGAAATATGCGATTAGCAATTTTGCTTTCTAAAGTTTTTTCTTCGCTTTCAATTCCTAACAGCACTTGCTTCGCAAAACTGTAAACGCTGTCGTGTTCTCCTGAAATTAAATTCAGAAGATTTGTTTTTAACTGTTCCATTTCTAAGTCCTCCTCTTGACTTGAGATTTCTGACCTCATCAGTAGCGAAGAAATCGCTAGACGCTTCTCAGCGTTTCGGTCTGACTAAATTAATTCGTCTAGAAGATCACACAGATTGTAAAGCCAATCAGCAGTAACCTCTGTTGTTTGATTTGAAAAAGCAACTTTCTCAAGTTGTTCTTTGACGCTGCTGATTTGCTCTGTTAATTGTTTTGGCAATAACATTCTTTGAATTTTATATTCTTTGCCATTAATTAATAATGTCTTTTTCATAAGTCCTCCTCTTGAACTTGTTGAATACCAAACTAATAGCAGCATTGAACGGTTGCAAATCATTTGAAGTCGGGAAACGCTTATTTTATAAGCATTTTGAAAGATTTTTCAAAAAAGTCTTAAAATCAACACGCAATCCAAGCACTCCAACCGCATCTACC